TTATTATGGCTTGAGGCAAACTGTATTTTTATTCATGTACCAGACGATATCGCTACTTTTCATGCCAATACACCGTCTGTTGAGACGTAATATTGAGGGTGGACGCAGTGGTGTCGTTAGGGACAGGGCACTCAAACAGATCTAGAATATAGATATTTCCAATTCCGGGTTTACTCTGTACCGTGTATGGACTACTACTCATGGTCTGACCGTTTTCAACGTCAGAATAAACAAGTGTCTTGTTGATGGGGGTGTAGTGCTTGGTAATGCGTGGGGCTGACACATCATTGCCCGAGCGTAGCGTGGTCATTCTGTCAGAGTGCACGGTGATCTTCTCTCGGTTGAGCTTGGCACGCATAGGATCGACCCAATCGATATTGAATGTGCCTTGGAACACGTCGTTTTGAATGAACGTAAGGAGAACGTTAAATCCGTCAAGTCCGGTGGAGCTGGACATATCTTTGAACTTGCGACGGGTAATACCGGTGCCAGTGACAGCAGGGGCAAGTGTGCCGCTGCCTGCGGTGACTGTATCCTCTTCTGCGTAACGACGCTTGGTGGAGAATACGATACGACGGTGCCACCATACTGAATTGTCATTGGGCAGCAAGGTGTAGCGCTCGGAGATGCCCTTGTAATAGCAGTATGTGTTGGTGCGCTGAGCAATAAACGTGGCGTTTTGGGGCGTCAGCTGGCGGGCTGAAGGGTTGTACAACATGGAATGAACGCCGGGAAACACGTTGGTAGTACCAGTTTCGGCGCTAATTACGATAGAGGACCCATCAGGTGGGTCCTCAGGAGAAGGATTGGTGCCTGCAGCGGCACTAGAGAGCATAGTGTCGCGCTTCTTCTTAGAGAGCATGTTGATCATTCCTCTTCGAGACACTCTTCGTATTGACTTTCGATAAGTGCGTCGAGGCGCTCGACTAGACTTTCGATAGCGCGAACTAGTGAATTTACGGCGTCGGCTGACACCATAGGTGCGACGTCGATTGAGGTAGCGCGGCGGCATGTGGGGCAATGCTCTTGCGTTGAGAGTGGGGTATCCATTTTTGTTGGGAAATGGAAAATTGTTGGGAGGGGAGGGAGGCTTTTATAGATAAAAGAGGGTGTGTCCCGTGTCCTGCTATAATATTAGTTTCGCAGGACACGGCTTGGAGAGCACACAATGTACTTCGTCAACTCCAAATTCTTACTTCTCACTTACGCCCAAAGCAATGGCCTCGACGAATGGGATGTTTCAAACCATCTTAGTGCCCTTGGAGCAGAGTGTATCATTGCAAGAGAGGATCATGCTGATGGGGGAACTCATTTGCACTGTTTTGTCGACTTCAACCGAAAGTTCCGAAGCCGAAACATTCGTATCTTCGATGTTGGAGGTTTCCACCCAAACGTATCGCCATCTCGTGGCACGCCAGAGAAAGGCTACGATTATGCGATCAAGGATGGAGAAGTTGTTGCGGGAGGGCTTGCTCGACCAGCACCACGCGGAGGTATGCATGTTGGAGCTCATCGAGTCAGCAATGTCTCGCACCTCTGCGAGAGTGCTGAAGAGTTTCTTGAACTTTACGACGAGATGGAACGAGGAGATCTCATTGCTAGGTTTTCGAATGTCAGAACCTATGCCGATTGGAGGTTCAAGCGAGATGTGGAGGAGTACTCTACACTCCCCAACTTTGAGTTTGCCAGTGGGGAACTGGATGGACGAGATGATTGGGTACGACAGTCTGGAATATGCAGTGGAGCACCACTCATAGGTATGTCTTTCACGTCGGTCCGGCTGCACTCGCTAAAGCTCGATGGCTACCACCTTCGCAAGCTCGGCACGCCGCAGCGCCTCCCCTCGAGTGCGCGGTATCATAATTGTATTAACGCTGTTAGGTCCTAGACGGAAATCTCTGGTCTTATATGGCCGGAGTTTAACCGGCAAAACGACTTGGGCCAGAAGTTTAGGCAGCCACATTTACTCTGAGCGTCGGCTGAACGCACAGATGGCTGACGACATGGAGCATACGGCACATTATCACGTATTCGATGACGTGGACTTGCGGTATTTCCCGGCTTGGAAGTCTTGGCTCGGAGGTATGCAGTGGATCTCAAACGAACTAAAGTATCGTAATGTGAGACTACTAAAGTGGGGCCGACCGTGCATTTGGTGCAACAATACGGACCCACGGGATGTCATGCGCCGATCAATGGCCTTGCGCAATGGAGAAGGAGACGGCAATTTCAGTCACGAGGATTTATTATGGCTTGAGGCAAACTGTATTTTTATTCATGTACCAGACGATATCGCTACTTTTCATGCCAATACACCGTCTGTTGAGACGTAATATTGAGGGTGGACGCAGTGGTGTCGTTAGG